ACAAGTCACTTCACAGAGAATGCTTGGCTTGCTTCAGTAGGCGGTGGCATTGGTGGCTATTGGGGTCACATACGTTCAGACGGTGAGGCCACATCTGGTGGTTCACAATCGTCTGGTTCAATTCCATTTATGCACATCGTTGATTCAGAGATGCTTGCATTTTCACAAGGTAAAACAAGGAGAGGAAGTTATGCAGTATATCAAGACATTAGCCATCCAGAGATTGAAGAGTTTCTGGAAATTCGTAAACCCAGTGGTGGTGATATTCACAGAAAGTGTCTCAATCTTCATCACGGCATTAATATTACTGATGAGTTTATGCACATCATTGATAAGTGTTCTAATGATAGGAACGCAGATGATAGTTGGGAACTTGTTGACCCTCATAGTGGGTCTGTTGTTTCTACTGTCTCCGCAAGACAGCTATGGCAAAAGATTTTGGAAACAAGGGTGGCAACAGGCGAACCGTATATCTTCTTTTCAGACACGGTTAACGAAGGCTTACCACAGAGTCAAAGAACTCTGGGTTTAAAAGTACATCAATCAAATCTTTGTACTGAAATAACTTTGCCAACAAGCGAAGACAGGACTGCGGTCTGTTGTCTATCTTCTCTAAACATTGAGAAGTTTGATGATTGGGAAAAAGACAAAATGTTTATTCCCGATGTCATTAGATTTTTAGATAACGTGTTGCAGTTCTTTATTGATAACGCTCCAGACTCTCTAGCCAAAGCAAAGTATTCCGCAATGCGTGAACGTAGTATTGGTCTAGGGGCTATGGGTTATCATTCATATCTACAATCAAAGAACATTCCTTTTGCTAGTGCATTGGGTGCGTCTAGAAATAATGTTATCTTTAGGCACATCCATACACAAGCAATGGAAACTAATGTTGCTTTAGGTAAGGAACGAGGTGAAGCACCAGACATGGTTGGCACTGGACTACGGTTTGCCAATGTCATTGCTGTTGCTCCCAATGCTACCAGTTCAATTATATGTGGTGGTACAAGCCCATCGATAGAACCTTATAGGGCAAATGCCTATGTTCATAAAACTATGAGCGGTTCATTTTTGATGAAAAATAAATTTCTGCAAAAGCGATTAGCGGAATTAGGTTTGGACACTGATAAGGTATGGACAAGTATCATTGCCAAGCGTGGCTCTGTACTGCACCTAGAAGAACTAGATGATTGGGATAAAGAAGTGTTCTCTACTGCCATTGAGATAGACCAGAACTGGCTAGTAGAAAAGGCAGCTCAACGACAACCTTACATTTGTCAGAGTCAAAGTTTAAATATCTTTGTACCTGCGGATGTGGACATTCGTGAACTGCATGAACTACATATGAAAGCGTGGAGAAAGAAAGTTAAGACGCTTTACTACTGTCGCTCTGAAGCAATACGAAGAGCAGAAATAATATCAAATAAGATAGAACGTAAAAAGCGGGATGACTACGTTGGAGAGTCAGACTGTATAATGTGTGAAGGATAAAACAAATGCCACTACAAAAAGAACGAACCCACTATAAACCTTTTGAATATCCGTGGGCTTTTGAAGCTTACGATACTCAACAGAAAATGCATTGGCTACCCAGTGAAGTGCCGATGATGGAAGATGTAAAAGATTGGAACTCACGCCTAACTAATGAAGAAAAGAATTTGGTAACACAGATTCTAAAATTCTTTACGCAAGGTGATGTGGATATTGCTCAAGCATATCTTGATAAATATATTCCAATGTTTAAACCACCCGAAGTAAGGATGATGTTGTCTGCTTTTGCAGCCAGTGAAGCTAACCATGCACATTCTTATTCATTGCTTAACGATACAATTGGTTTGCCCGATTCAGAATACCAAGCATTCCAGGATTACCAAGCAATGGCTGACAAACATAATTATTTGTTTGAAGAACGTGGTGATAGTATTGAGTCTAAAGCCAGAGACTTGGCAGTGTTCTCAGCATTTGGTGAGGGGCTACAATTGTTTGCCTCTTTCATTATGTTGTTGAACTTCCAAAGGTTTGGTAAAATGAAAGGTATGTGCCAGATTGTTACTTGGTCAATACGAGATGAAAGCCACCATGTAGAAAACATGATTAAGCTTTTCCATACTCTTGTTGATGAAAACAAGCACATATGGACAGATGATTTTAAAGCTACCCTTTATCAAATCTGTAGAGACATGGTTGACTTGGAAGATAAATTTATTGACCTCGCTTTTGAGCAAGGCGGTATACAAGGTTTGTCTGCCGATGAAGTTAAGATGTACATTCGTCACATTGCTGACAGGAGATTGTTACAGCTTGGCCTCAAGCCTAACTATGAAATTAAAGATAACCCATTGCCGTGGTTGGATTGGGTCTTGAACGGAGTTGAACATACAAACTTCTTTGAGAACCGTGCTACTGAATACAGCAAGGGTTCAACAACTGGCTCTCTCTGGTAGAGAGCCTTATTACTTCCCTTATTAGAAAGAATTAAAATGGATGAATTACCAATAACTGTAGAAGAGTTACTAGAAAAACTAAACGAAGTGTATCCAAGTGAACCTGCGAGTCTAAAAGATTCTGATAGAGAAGTATGGTTTAAAGCAGGACAACGAAGTGTTGTTGATTTTCTATTACTTTTGAAAGCTAGAGGTGACGAAAACATACTAAACAAAAGGAGTTGATTATGTGCATGGGCGGAGGCAGTTCACCAACACCAACTCATCGTCAGTATGATTCCTCAAAATATTATAACGGCAATATCTATGACCCTAAACCCGAACCCAAACCAGTGGTATCTAATCAGAACAATAATGATTCTGGTAATGATAGCCCTAGCGGGGGCGGAACTATCGTCCAATCTAGTGGGCTAAGTATTGTTGATGATAATTACAACAAGACGAATAACCTAAATATTTACTAATGGTAAATAGGATATTAACAATTACAAATAGAAGGAGAAGCAATATGTGTCTAGGCGGAAGCAGAAGTCCTGCACCACAACCTGTAGCACCACCACCAGTATCTAGTGTTCAATCACCAGATGAGCAAGCACCAGAATTGGAAATTGCGGGTGAGGATACAGCGGAAGTGGCTGCAAAGAAAAAGAAAAAGACAGGTACAAATATGCTACAGACTGATGTCAATACATCTGGCACTGGCGTAAGTAACGTATCTATCCCAACTGTTTAAGGTTCATAAATGGAATATTCAAATACCGCTATAAATGATAGTGCCGAAGGACGATATGAGACTATGGCTCAGTACCGTGAGCATTATCTTGATAGAGGTAGAGACTGTTCCGAACTAACCATCCCCCATGTAATAGTAGCTAGTGGCTTTGAAGCAACAAGTGATTTATATACGCCTTACCAAAGTGTAGGCAGTCGAGGTGTTAACAACCTTGCCAGTAAACTTTTACTATTACTCTTTCCCCCAAACCAACCATTCTTTAGACTAGCAGTCGATGGCAAAGCTAAAGCCGAAGCTGAAAACAATCCCGAAGTAAAAACGCAGATTGAAAAAGTCCTAAGTAAAATTGAACGTGAAGTTATGGGTAGGATTGAAACAGATGCGATGCGAGTACCTGTATTTGAAGCCCTAAAGCATTTGCTTATTGGTGGTAATGTACTTCTCCACTTGCCTAAAGCAGGTAAGATGAAAGTATACCCACTAGACCAATACGTTATCAAACGTGATGACGGTGGCTCAATCCTGGAAATTGTTGTTAAAGAAAACATTTCTATAAAAGCATTGCCAGATGAAGCACAAGAAATTGCGTATGCACATATGTCTTCTGAAGATATTAAATCAACAGATGATTGTGATGTGTACACACACATTTATAAATTACCAGATAATGGTTTTTATGTTTGTCAAGAATTACACGGTGTCAAAATACCGTCAAGCATTGGTAAATTTACCGAAGAGAACTTTCCATTTTTGCCGTTGAGAATGATATCCGTAGACAATGAGGATTACGGCAGGTCGTATGTCGAGCAATATATCGGTGACCTCAAGTCGTTAGAAGGATTGTCAAGAAGTTTAGTTGAAGGAGCTGCGGCCAGTTCAAAGGTTGTGTTCCTTGTCAAACCAAATTCAAGCACAAAGAAACGTGACTTAGCGATGACCCGTAATGGTGATATCATTACAGGCCAAGCAGGTGATGTTGATGTACTACAAGCACAAAAGCATTATGACTTAGGTGTAGTAGAGTCAGCTATTGGAAAATTTGAACAGCGTTTGTCCTTTGCGTTCTTGCTAAACGCAGCCGTACAACGTGATGCGGAAAGAGTGACAAGCACTGAAATCAGATACATGGCAAACGAACTAGAGACTGCCCTTGGTGGTGTCTACAGTTTGTTGTCACAAGAATTACAATTGCCTATTGTAAGATTGCTTATGCAACGAATGAGTAAGAAGGGTGAGATACCTAACTTACCAAAAGGCACTGTGAAGCCCACTATCATCACAGGTGTTGAAGCACTTGGTAGAGGGAATGACCTAGAGAAACTTAGGGAGTTCACCGCAGAAATTGCACAGCTTGCCCAGATTAATCCGCAAGCCGTGTCAATGCTAAACATTGGAGATTTAATCCAACGTATGGCGAACAGTCATGGAATAGATACTGAAGGCTTAATTAAGTCTCAAGAGGAATTACAGGCTGAACAACAACAGGCACAAGAGATGCAACAACAACAAATGATGGAGCAAACTGCCCAGTCTGTTGCACCTCAAGTGGCGAACAATTTAACTAAACCACAATAAGGAAACACAAATGGTAGAAACAACTACAATCAATGAAGGTGTTACTGCTTCTGAAAAGCCAGAAGAAGTTACAGAACAACCTTCAAGACCAGATTGGTTGCCAGAAAAGTTTTCCTCACCAGAAGATATGGCGAAAGCCTACGGTGAATTGGAAGGCAAACTAGGTAAACCTGCGGAAACTCCAGAAAGTTCCGACACTGCTAAAGAAGAAAACCTTAATATAGATAAAGCGGAAGAAGCTGTCGAATCCGCAGGTTTATCTATGGAGAGTCTTCAACAAGAATATGACTCTAATGGTCAACTTGACGAAAAGTCATATCAAGCACTGGAGAAGGCGGGCATCACTAAAGATTATGTTGATGCTTTTATTAACGGTCAGCAAGCATTGGCTAACCAACGAGCAGGAGAAATCAAAGGCTTGGTGGGCGGTAATGATAACTACACTGACATGATGCAATGGGCTAAACAAAATTTGAATGCACAAGAAATTGATGCATACAATGTGACTGTCAATGGTCGTGACATTGAGCAAACTAAACTTGCTGTCATGGGATTACAGGCACGATACTCAGCAGCCGAAGGTATTGAACCGAATCTAGTTAGAGGACGTTCAGCGGGTGAAGCCAAAGGTGGATACCGTTCTTGGGCTGAAGTGACTACGGCTATGAAAGACCCTAGATATCAATCTGATGAAGCTTTCAGAAATGATGTCCAGAACAAGATAAGTAATAGCCAACTTTAGTTGTGCGACACTTATGTGTGGCAACTGCCAGAACGACAAAGAAAGACCTCTTGAGGGAGACAATCTGGAATTAAGTGAAGGCGTTAAGTCTCTAAATAAACTTAAATCTAACAATCTCAAGAAGGAGAATATACTATGGCAAATGCAGCCCCAGTAAGCGTTGGTCGAGTCAACGCATCAGGTTCAGAAGATGCCCTGTTTCTTAAAATCTTTAGTGGTGAAGTTCTTACATCGTTTGAACAAGCTACAGTAACAGCGGGAGCGGAAATGGTTCGTTCTATCGCTAATGGTAAGTCAGCGACTTTCCCAGTAATGGGCAGAATCGATGCAGCCTACCATACTCCTGGAACTGAAATTACAGGTAGTGATGTAAACCATAACGAGAAGACGATTACAATTAACGACTTGCTAGTATCTAGCGTATTCCTATCAAATTTGGAAGAAGCTAAGAATCACTGGGATGTACGTTCTGCGTATTCGACTGAAATCGGTAGAGCATTGGCTTTCCAAAAGGATAAGCACATCTTGCAAACTATCGGTCAAGCAGCTCAAGGTGCGGCCAACGTAGCTGACACTAGCTATGCGTCTGGTACAGTTCTAACGAACACTGGTATCGCATCTGGTACAGCAGCGACAGCGGCCAATGCAATGATTGATTCATTGTTTGATGCGGCGAAGCAACTTGATGAAAACTATGTTCCTAAAGAAGGACGAAAAGCTTTCATCAGACTAGAAGAATACTACAAAATGGCTAATGCAACTAATGCAGTCAACGTAGATTTCTCTGGTGGTGCTAACGGTGGTGTAGCTGATGGTAAAATCCTAAAGGTAGCAGGAATTGAACTAATTCCAACTGCTCACTTTGGTGATATTGCTGCTGACCTTTCGTCTAATACAGGCGTTCCGGGCGGTTCTGCTACTCAAGGTGGTTCTAATCCACAACAAGTAAACCTTGCTAACTATGTGGCACTTGTCTGTCACCCTAGTGCAGCGGGTACTGTTAAGCTAATGGACTTGTCTTCCGAAATGGAATACGACATTAGACGTCAAGGTACATTGATGGTTGCGAAATACGCAATGGGTCATGGCGTCCTAAGACCAGAAGCAGCAGTGGGCATTAAAGAAGCCTAATTGTTAATAATAAACCAAGGAAAGGTGGGGAGTAAAATCCCTGCCTTTTCTTTTTTTTAGAGGGAAACCATGACAACACAAATTACAGCTACGACAGAACTACAGGCGATAAACACCATGCTGTCATTTATTGGTGAAGCCCCTGTATCTACAATATCATCAACTACTGGTGTTGGTTCAGATGTCGCTATCGCAAAGAATATACTTGATGAAACTTCTATGTCAGTGCAGTCACAAGGATGGCACTTTAATACAGAGAATGAAGTCACATTACAAAGAAACAGTAGTAACAAAGTTGTGCTACCTACAAACTGCGTACACCTAGAAGTCGCAGCCCCATACCAAGCAACCTACGCATACACTCAGCGAGGTGGCTTTCTATATGATTTAAAAAACCATACTGATATCTTTACTTACAACCCAGTTGTTGATTATGTTTTGGTACAACAGTATGAAGACCTTCCCCAATATGCTAGGCACTACATTGCAGTCAAATCTGCAAGACGTTTCTGTGCTAGATATATGGGTTCACTGGAACTTAATAAGCTTGCATTACAAGATGAAGAAGAAGCACACATTACCTTTGAGCAAGCTGATGCAAGAGCGGGTGACTACAATGTACTAACTGGCAACTACAGCCAATACTACATTATTAACCGTACTAGAACTCAAGTAATTTAAGGAAAATAAATGGCAACTAGGCTTACATCACAATCAATACCAAATCTTATTAATGGTATCAGTGAACAGAACCCCGTTCAGCGTAATCCTGCCCAAGGACAGACACAAATAAATTTTCAGTCTAACATTGTGGAAGGGTTAAGCAAACGCCCATCTCTACACCACATTGCTAACGTCCTGTCTAGCACTGCCTTTCCAAACAATTCTGCCGTACACTGGATTAACCGTGACTCTGATGACCAGTATGTTGCTGTCTTTACTAATAACGCCACACCAAAAGTTTATGATTTGGCAGGTAACCAAAAGACTGTAAGCACACCTAATGGCACAAGTTATCTTGCTACAACTAATCCAATAAACAATTTAAAATTTGTTAACATTGCTGATTATACTTTTGTAGCCAACACGGAGAAAACTATTCTAGAAGACACTGCAACTACCGCAGCCAAAGTAGAAGAATTTTTAGTTTACTGTAAAAGTTCAAACTATGGTCGTGAGTATTCAGTTAAATTAACCCATCAAGATTGGTCATACGGTTATGAAGTACAGTTTCAAATGCCTACAGGAAATGACTCTAGCACTGATAGTCAGTTTAGAGATACGAACAAAATCATTGATATTCTTTTATATGGAACATCTTCTGCCGATTGGTCTAGTTCTGCCGATGGTATTGGTTTCAGAACAATAAGAAGTGACAGTGGGGCAACTGTTAGTACAACACAAGGACTAGCAAACTATTCTTCAATTACTTCTAAATTTACATTTACTAAATATGAGAACGTGGCCTACGGCAGGCTTAATGACCAAAGTAAAACTTACACAGTAACAACTACCGATGGTTTTGGTAACCAAGCTATGTATGCTGTTAAAGATGAAATCCAGGATTTCTCTGATTTACCTTACTACGCTAAAGTAGATATGATTATTAAAATTACTGGTGAAGAAGGTGAAACTCTTGGTGATTATTATGTTAGACACAAAGCAGGTGGTATCTGGTCAGAGACTGTAGCACCCGATGTAAAACTTGGTGTTGATAATTCTACAATGCCTCATGCTCTTATTAATAATAATGATGGTACATTTACATTTAAACAAGTTGATTGGACAGACAGAGTTGCAGGTGATAATGACACCAACCCTGCCCCATCGTTTGTCAATAAGAAAGCTACAAACCTTACGTTCTTTCAAAACAGACTTGGCATTCTTGCAGACCAAAGTTTGGTACTGACAGAAAACGCTCAGTTCTTTAACTTCTTTATTACAACAGGAACAGATGTATTAGATACAGACCCAATTGATATTGCTGCATCTGGAACAACTGTTAACAAACTATATAATTCAATTGATTTTAACGAACAGCTATTGTTGTTCTCACAAGAATCACAGTATGTGCTTGAGTCATCTGGTGATGCGGTATCGCCTACAACGGCTGTACTTACAAAGACTTCATCTTTCAGTCACGATACAGATGTCAAACCCGCTGATGCAGGTAGGTTTGTTTATTTTGCACAACGTAGAAATGATAAAACTTCTATTGTCGAATATTTTGCTGATGATGATAGTTTAGTTAATGATGGTATGAACTTAACTGTAGGTGTTAGTTCTTTGATACCAACAGGAATACATAAGATAGTTAGTAATGATGTTGAAGATACTTTGATTGGCCTAGTACATGACACTTTAGATACTACTAACACAACTGAATACACGCCTAGCGGGGCAATAACACCTAACTATGCTAGTAAGATGTATATCTATAAATACTTTTGGGATTCAGATAAGAAAGCACAGTCATCATGGTCAGTGTGGGATTTTACTGGTATAGAAATTTTATCAGCGGAAAAGTACGATAGCTATGTCTATGTGTTGTACAACGAAAACACTAACACAAAGCTAGGCCGTATTGATTTGCGTAATCCAAACTATAGTGGATTAAATTTTCCTGTACATCTAGATATGCTTACGGCTGTTACAGGTACATACAATGCAGGTACAGACCAGACAACGTACACTTTACCGTACAACACAACACAAGCAATCAAAGTTGTTAGAGCATCTAACGGCTCAGATTTGCCTTTAGTAAGTCAAGTCGGTACAGCTATCACTGTTGCAGGAAATCATACGTCTGCCCTATTAGGAGTAGCGTATACTTCTACTTATCAGTTTAGTACCCAATACATTAGAAAAGGTGGTGAAAGCACTGCCTCTATAGTCAGTGGACGTTATCAGATTAGAACAATGAAACTTGCTTATGAAGATTCTGGTTTCTTTAAAGTCACAGTCGCAGCTAATAACAAACCGTCATACGATTATACAATGACAGGTAATATTGTTGGTGGCTCATCGACTTTAATTGGACAACCAAACATTGATAGTGGTGTATTTAGTGTTCCTATTCAATCAGAGAATACAAAGTATACAGCTACGATTACATCAACAAGTCATTTACCATGTCACTTCATATCCGCAGAGATAGAAGGGTATTATAAGAATAGAGCAGCCTCAATATAATGGGATATGTACGAAAAGGTGTTCTGGATGATGTCCTACAGTTACACCATAAAATAAAACAAAGTGACTTAGATGAAATACGAGCATCAGATAATGTAGATGCTTTTCAAGCTTTGGTATTACCATTTACAAAACCAAACTCTGATATCTATACAATGATAAGTGATAAAGAAAAAATCATTGGGATGTTTGGCGTGGTTGCTAGTAATGCCCCAGATTGGGGTGTGGCATGGATGCTGACTAGCGAAGAACTTTTTGACGAAATGCACAAACCACAATTTATAAAGTTGTGTCGTAAGTGGGTCAAAGAATTAAACAAAGATTATGAGTTTATCTTTAATTGGATAGACATAAGGAATTATAAATCTGTCAAATGGTTGGAATTTTGTGGCTTCCAAATTATGGAGACAAGAAATTATGGACACGCAAATTTACCGTTCCATTTACTAATGAGGAGAAGATAATATGTGTACACCCGAAGCACAAGTTGCCCTTGCAATTGGCGGAAAGGTCATGGAATACCAAGGCCAAAAGCAGAAAGCAAGACAGCAAGAGGCGATAAATGCGGCCAATAGAGGACGGGCTACACGGGGTTATCTTACAGACATTAATGCTATTGACCAAAACCAACAGGCCAAAGCAGAAGACAAAGTAAGAGCAGATTTAAAATTAAGAAAAGAACGTAGAGCTGCGGTAGCTAAGATGTTAAATCTTGGTGCAGGTAATGCAGGTGCAATCATACGAGATATTAACACAGACGCAAACTTAGATTTCAATCAGAACCAAGCAAGCTTTGAAGGTGACCTAGCGTCACTAGACCGTAAACGTATGGAAGCATACGGTGCTATGGAAAGTGTTTGGTATAGCCAACCTATTCCGCAGAAGCCTAGTATGATGGGATTAGCGATTGATTCAGCGTCTGCGTACACTGATTACAAGGTAGCAACAGCACAATAACTAAGGAGATATAATGGCTGACAATGAGTATAGTGGGGGAACAACCTACAGAGGCGGTACAGATAGAGTGTATTACCAATCAACTGTCGCTACGAATCTAAAAGCACCTAAGTCAAATGAGTTGTTACAGATTGCTGAATCAATGCGTGGCTTTAATAGAAGTTTTGATAAATATGTAGATAGTAATTTAAAGACAATTAGAACCGAAGCACAAACTGCTTTTGATGTTTTAAAGAATGACGGCATTACAGACCCAGACGAAATCAAAAAGTTGATGGATGCCAATGACCCTAGGACACTCCCACTAAAAGAAAAATATGCAGAGAATGTACTGAACGTAAACTTTGGTATGTCTCATGCGTTGCAAGATATTGAAACACTAAATCAAACTGCTCCTAATGATATGGAAACGGCTGACCTAGATGCATGGTATGGCACAGTTGAGAGAAACTTTGATGGCAAAGGTGAATCATACAAGCGTGGCTATGTGTCAGTCATGGGCGAAGCTAAGACAGCTTGGCAAGGTGTACAATTAAAAGCACAAGAAGAAGGTAAAATCAAAGCTTTAGAAAATACTGTCTATACTAAATTCCAACAGGCTTTTTCGGCTGACCCGAAAGCACCTATCGTTGACATTATTGCTAACGTAGAAGCTGTATGGCGTGATGAAGTTGGTAAGATGAAAGATTACTCTACAATGTCGGGTAAGGCTAATCCTATCAATCCTAACGCAGCCAATGCAATTTTATTGAATATGCTAGAGCAAGCTATTGTTACATCTGATGGTAATCCTAAAACACTAAAAGCTGTTGAGGAATACCTAAACCACAAACGTGGTGCTAAAGGTGAACTACCATCATTTTTAAACACATCAACAACCGCAGAAAAATCAGCAAGTATTCTTAAACAAATTAGAACGATTGCAAAGAAAAGTGTTGTTGATTTAGCACCTGCTACAGCATTGCTTAATGGTAATGCAAGGTCAGCTAACTTATCTAAGAAAGACCTTAGAAGCGGTGTAGAAATAATTAGAAATGATTTTATTGCTAAAGAAATGGCAAAATTAAATGACCCAGAAAACCCTGCTCTTAAAGGTGTAACCCTTTCAGAAGAACAAAAAACTGTAATGGCTTATATAGCAGCCGAAGATAAGCTAATGGATTTAGCCAGAAGGAATGGTGTAGTTATTCCGCAAATGGAAGACACTCTTCTTGCAGGTATAGCAGCTCCAAACAATGATGAAATTTATGACGAAGCAGGAATGGATAGAGTTACTCTGGGATATAAGCTTTGGCAAAAAATGAATCAAAAAGGAATTGTAAACAATCCTGCGGCTGATTACCTGTCAGATTCACAAGAAGCTTATTACAAATCTATCGACTTGCTTATGCAAACTGGTGAGAATGATTTGTCTACCGCAGCTATTAAGGCGTGGAAAGCCCAACAGCTAGGTAATAATTATTGGAAAGAAGTTATCAGTCTTACAGATTTTAACAAAGAGTTGGATGGATTTGAATTAGACGGTGGCAACCTTAGTGGTGTGGCTAGAGTAAATGCTAGAGGTTTGTTACAAATGTATCTTAACTCTGGCGTGGCTTTAGACCAAGCTGTAGATGCAACACAACAACATCTAGAATCTACCTATGTTGTTATTAATGACCAAGTTTGGAACAAACGTAAGTTTCCAATGGCAAGCACTGACTTGGCAAACTTAGAAACTAAAAGTGCTATGATTGCAATTACCGTTGCTAAACAATTCCCACAATATGATGCCGATGATTTGACACTTGTGCCTTATCTAGATGGCACGTTTGTTATGGTAGATAGCCTAGGTAAACCTATCCTGGATTTAGTAGAAATTGTTAACCCTAAAGGTGAAACAGTTAAAACTAGAATGACATACACACACGAAGAAGTCTTTGGAACAGGTAAAGGCACAATTGCAGGACGTATGGTAGAGCAAGGAATTGAAAACTTGGTTGCTAAATCTTACAACGATAAAATTAGAATGCTTGAAGAGATTGCGTTTAGCAAAGTTAAAACAGTTGTTAGCACAGACGATAATCAAGCAGTCAGCTTAGAAACATCTATGGCAGAACTTAATGAAGCATTCCCCGAAAAGATTGGGGATAACGACATGACCGTTGAAAGACTGCAATACACACACGCTTTGCCTAATGGTGCTAAAGCTATTGAAGTCAAACCAATCAACGGAGAAGACGGAACACCAACAGGACAATACATGGTTGTCTACATTCTTAAAGGAATGAAAGACAGCGAAGGTGAGTTTAGTAAAATGTATGTCCGAATGAATAGACAACCCGTTGAACATATGGATGACGGCCTAATACAAGGAGATAATTAATGCCACTATCAAATGAATTTCTAGAAGAGTACATGGTACTCCTTG